TTAATTGGGTGAACTATTCCAGTAATGATTGGATATTCTGGGGATCGCCTTCAGAAATCCCAACCACAAAATGTATCTCTACCGCAAAGTCCATGATTGATGGAGATTACGATTTGATCACAGTTCCTAGAAAAATGTACATGCTTGGAATTCATTCAGAATATTCCCCGTGGAATATCAGCCACTATAAATTCCTTTTCAACCGCAAGCGCATAAATATCTCGAATCGCATCCACCGGAACTTTAGCGCAAAGAATGGCAAGGAAGGGCATATTCCATTTTCGGATGATTGCTGTGTTTATCATCTGACTTATTCATCAGCAAAATACTGGCTTGAAACAAATATCCAATATTGGCAGGAAGAGGCCGCCTGTTCAATAAATCCAGTAGCCGATATACAACGGTGCTATGCCTATATTGCAAGGCATGAGGACAACCTGAAAAAAGGCGGTGACGAAACAAGATTGTTATTATTCGCCTGGCTACTTTATCACCTGGGAACAGCATTCTGTCTGGAAGAAAAACGGCGCGGCATGGATATCACCGCTGAATATAAAAAGATTTATGACCGCATACTGGAAGACTGGAATTATGAAGACCATTAGTGCCATTGTCTCTGCATATTATGCCAAAGATTTTATCCGTGAACGGTTGGATAATCTATTCAGGATGAACCCGACTCCTGAAATCATTGTCGTCTGTCAGAAGGGCAGTCCTGAGTTTTATATAGCGAAAGAGTATGCTAGTCTTGACGATGAAGAAAAAGACGGAATTATACTTATTACTACCCCGGAAATCCCTACAATATACGCCGCTTGGAACATGGCAATCAAGGCATCCAATTGTGATTACATTACAAACGCAAATTGTGATGATCATACATATCTGGATAGTTATGCAATTATGAGTAATTTTCTCGAAAATAATCCAGATATCGGAGTTGTCTACGGTAATGATTATGTAAAGACCATTGTTGATGATGAACCCCGTTATGAATTACATGAACGCGGGGAAACAGACTTAAATATCTTGAAAACAAAATGTCTGGTTGGACCTATGCCAATGTGGAGAAAGTCGCTCCATGATCAATTAGGATATTTCAGTGATAAATTCCAGGTATGTGGAGATTATGAATTCTGGTTACGGTTAGCGGTAAACGGAGTGAAATTTCATCATTTGGATAGGCCGATAGGAATATACAATAAGCGAGTTGAATCCGCAGAACATAGGCAACCAGAAATTGCATTACTTGAAAAGCGATATCTACAAAACGCTTATAATAATGTATCAATCGTTTGACAATTATACACAATGGCGTATAATTGATGTTATGAGAAAAGTAAAATGCTTATACCTCATAACGCTGATAGTCGGATTATTATCCAGTTGCACCTATACTGCATCGAATATGACGCACGGCGGTTTTTATATTGCCGGTATAGATTTTGTCTATTGTACATCCGAGAAAACATGCCTCCACGAGACGGCGCATCAAATTGATGCAAGGCACGGATTTATCAGCTCTTCCATCGAATACCAAATTGCAATCCGGGATTATGCAGTATCCAACCCAGGCAAATTATGGAGCCGTGAAATATTATCTTATTCAGGGCAATGGAGTGAGATGTATGCCCAAATGTACGAGAGTGTTCACGGTAGGGTTGAATTATTTCCAGTTGAATTGCAGAAATACTATTGACACTTATCTTATTCTAATGTAAACTAATACTAATCTAATGGTTTCTTTTTGAGGGCGGATGCCCTGAACTGAAACCGGTGCTTGTCAAAGGATTTTGAGAGCCGAAGCGCATAACTCATTCGAGTTTGCTTCGGCTTTATTTATTGGTACGGAGGTGTTTATGGGAGAAAATAATAATGCCCTAAAAACAATATCTTCAACCCCTGAAGAATTACGTGTTGGAAACTATATCGTATTGTTTGGGGGGCGCGACGCCACCGGTGTTTTATATAAAAACGCTGATGGATCGAAGGGTGAATTCTTCACACCAAACACAGAACTTGAATCAAGTTATACCAAGACAGGGTTTCTACACGTTGATTTTGAACATGGACAAGACCCTGACGAATTAAATATTGGTTCTGACGATGTTCTTGGGTTTGTCGATTGGAAAACAGCCAAAGTTGACGAACGTGGAGTATTTGTTGATCGTGTTCTCAATCGACGGCAACGGTATGTTGAATGGCTTGAACCACTTATCAACGAGGGGCTACTTGGAAATTCAACAGAATGTATTTCCGGTGAAGCCGTTCGCGGAGAAGATGGTGAAATAAAACGTTGGCCGTTGAAACGCGACACATTGACCGTAAATCCAATGGAACCCCGGATGTTGTCTAAAAATGCGGTAACTGCAATCAAAGCTCTGGCGAAAGAAGAAATACCCTGTTTCAAGTCTTTAATAACTACATTGCCGGTGGATACCGGGGTGGAGGAAATCAAACCTATTATTGTTAGTGAAAGTGAGGTCAAAATGACCGAAGAAGAGTTGAAAGCACAGAAAGAACGCGATGAAGCTATCGCTAAATCTGCTGCCGAAGCCGCAGTGAAAGCATACGCGGAATCGCAAATAGAAGTCAAAGCCGGTTATGTCGGCGTGGTTGAAGATGAGGCCGATAAAGCTACTCGTCTCAATCCATTCAAATCAGCCGGTGAGTTCTTCAAAGCTGTACGAAATGCGGATGATCCATCTCTTCAAATGGACAAACGCTTATACAGTTTGAAAGCCGCCGCCGGAGCAAATGAAACAGTCCCTTCAGATGGTGGATTCCTTGTACCACAAGAAACCGCTGCTGGCATCCTTGAAAAAATGTGGGGAACTGGTACAGTTCTTTCCCGTTTCAATCCGATCCCTGTATCCGGCAATAACATGACTTTTAATATTGTCGATGAAACCTCTCGCGCTGATGGTTCGCGCGGGGGTGGAGTTCTTGGTTACTGGTTGGCCGAAGCTGGAACAAAAACAGAAACCAAAACCAAATTCCGCCAGTTGCAACTCAAGCTCAAAAAGGTTGCGGCTCTGTGTTATGCAACTGATGAACTGTTGGAAGATCAATCCGCCCTTGAAGCATGGCTGACAACCAACGTACCAAAAGAATTGACATTCCAGACCGAAGCCGCGATCATCAATGGTAACGGTGTTGGAAAACCGCTTGGTATCCTGCAAAGTCCGGCATTGTACAGTATCGAACGCCAGACCGCTGGTTCGATTGACGGTTTCGATCTTGGGAATATGTGGGCGCATCGTTATCTGGGCGCAAATGATTATGTCTGGTTTATCTCCAGCACGATCTTCCCGAAATTGATGAACATGAGCATCGGTCAAGTTCCTGCTTACATGCCCCCGGGTGGATTATCCGGCGCTCCTTACGGCACGATCTTAGGTCGCCCCGTTGTAGAGACTGAATACAATCCATCACTATCCGTTGCGGGTGACATCCTGCTTGCCGCACCATCACAGTACCAGATGATTTCTAAGGGTGGGGTAAAGTCTGCCAGTTCCATCCATGTGAAATTTGTTACTGATGAAACCGCCTTCCGCTTTGTTTATCGTGTAGATGGCGCTCCGACCTGGAATGACAAGGTCGCAAGTTACTATGCTTCCAGTGACTATGTTTCTCCATTTGTTGCTCTGTTAGCTACCTCATAGAAAGGAGGATAAATATAATGGCTGACTTACGTTTTTCCGAAGGCTTGAAAGTTATTCCCCTCCTATCTCCACAGGCTTTCACCACGGCCGCGATGGATACAGAATATGTGGATATGAAGTTGAACCATTGGGCTACGTTCCTCGTGCATTTCGGGGCAACGACCAGTGACACTTCTGATACCGTGACAGTCACTGTACAATGCAGTTCTGTTTCAACATCTGCAACTGGGGATAATATTCCGTTTACCTATCGTTTATCAAGTTACTTTGATAATGATGATCTGGGTGCTATCACCGCTGCAACATCAGACGGGCTCGTTCTTACCTGTTCAAGTGATGCCAGCGTTTCAATGTCAGAACGATTGCTGCAAGTATCTGTAAATGCGGATAATTTGCCCGCATACAAATCTGATGGTCGGTTCTTGTCTTTGGTATTGACACCTACGGATGCAGTTACAGCCGGGGTTGTCGGAGTCGTGGCGGTTCTTGAGCCACGTTATCCGGGGAATGATATCCCAAGTTCCACCTAATCAATAAGTGGTAATCAGGGGGAGTGTAAAAACTCCCCCCTCTTGAAAGAATAATATATGGCAGATTATTGCTCATCGAGTGATGTAAAAGCGGAGATGCCCGACAGTAGTTTAGCGTCCAGTACAGACGCGACATACGATACTGCTATTGGAACATTGATAACCGCCGTATCCCGATTGATTGATAAGCAGGTAGGGCGCGAACCGAATTGGTTTGCATCTACCGATAGCGAAACTCGTTATTACGACGGGTCAGGCGAAGTCACACAAGAGATTGACGAGTGTCACACACTAACAAGCGTTGCGGTATCTGAGAGCGGTTCTATCGTTAATTCTGAATATACCGCGTGGACTCTGGATACAGATTACTACGTTTCACCCTACAACTATTCGGCATTAGGTTTGCCTATTGACCGCCTGATTGCAGACTGGAACGGAACGAAATACAAATTTCCACGGTACAGGAAAGCTGTGAAGGTTGTTGCTCAGTTCGGTTATTCTGCTACTCCGCCGGATGACATAAAGCAAGCCTGTATTATCCAGTCAATGCGCTGGTTCGGGCGGGCTAAACAAATGTTCCAGGATCAGGGCGGCGGAGATTGGGCGGGGCAAACCGTATTTGCCAAAAGCGAACTTGATCCAGATGTGAAGATTATCCTGCAAAGTTACAAATTAGGGAACATGGTATGAGCATTATAGATACCACTATCCAGAGAATACAGACAATTGCAAAAGCAACAACTTTTGACGGTGTAAACACGCTAAAGAATGCGCCGGATTACCCTACGGACGATGCCAGTATTTTGCCGTTGGCTATCACCCATTTATCCGGTGGTAATGTAACACAGATGAATGCAACGGACACAAAACTTATTGTAAATATTATGACCGAAGTTCATTTTGACAGAAATGTTTTAAGATTGACATACCAGAAGATTGACACCTTTATTCCTGATTTCATTCAAAGATTAGGAGGTGATCCAACTCTAGCCAGTTCAGCAAGCACGATCATCTATCCGGTAACATTCACGGTCGGTCCTGCTGAATGGGATTCAATTATTACCCAAATGGTATCATTCACCATTCCTGTAAAATTAAACCTACTTTCTCCTACGGTAACCCCATGAAAAATACTCTTATTGTTATGGGTTCGCACCCCCGAACTCGTGATCAATTCGATTGGACGCGCGAAGATTGTGACATTGTTGTGTTCAATGAAGCCATGAAGATGGATTGGTGCAAACGCGCTGATTATGTCATGCAAATGCACTTGCCAGTTATCTTCCGTAATCCGGGCAACAGGAACGATCCTAATCATTACAATTGGTTGAAATCTGGGAAAACTCCTATCATTTTGATGCAGGAACAATACGATGACGTTCCCATGTCACGACAATACCCATTGGATGAAGTGTTGAAACTCGGTCATCGCTATCTGACTTCATCCGCTGCCTATTCTATTGCCTTTGGAATTGTTGAAGGGTACGAACGCATTGAGATTTACGGTGTGGAGATGGAAACTAATACCGAATACCAACACCAAAGACCGGGCGTTGCTTACTGGGTCGGACTTGCACAGGGAGCTGGCGTTGAAGTAGACTTTCACGGGAATCTATTAGACTGTCCGCTTTATGGCTATGAGGGTGATATCAAGTTCCCGTACAAGTTCTTTGATGAACGGATCAAGGAAATCGATATACCTCTAAAAGAGGCTTTTAGGGTTTACAACGAGGCTTGTGAACGAGCGAACGATCTGATCGTCGGTTATCTGAAGACCGGACTTAACCACAAGGAACTGATTGATCTGTTACAGAAACAGTCAGAACTTGGGGCAAACTTTGGACTGCAACGCGGTGCACAACAGGAAATAATCCGCTATAAGAAAAAAGCGGATGTTCAAATTGCTGCAACCGGAGATCATTTATTCTCAAGGCAAGAGTTTGAATTCTCCGCAGCCACTTTCGTGAAAGACCGAGACCTGGCAATTATTACTGCTACTGATCTTGGAAAGAAATGTGAGCAAAGTTTCCAGATAGTATTGAATACCGGCAATGCCGCAAAGAAAAAGAACCGCATGGATCAATTTGTTGAGGCAGTTGCCAAATATGTACAGGAATCTATCAAGGTCGGTCTATTTGATGGAGCCGCAAAAGAGAATAAATATCTCATGGCAAAACTGGATGAATTGGTACGCATGGCAGGTGGCGAAGCCAGCAAGGAAGTTATGGAGGCGGCCATTGAGAATAGGGCATAACCCATTACGTGCTGATAAAGTTCCTGAATTGCCGACAAGGATAATGTCGGTTATTACCCATTTGCCCAACCGAAAAGG